ATTTGTAAATTTGAAAATACAAGATTTAGAAAATGAAAGAGCTATTTGATTTTTTAGCAGAGAACAAGGTAACACCTAATAGTTTTTATACCTTATGGGGTATTGTAAACAAGGTAAGACCTACCGGTATAAATATACATACCGAATTAAGGTTACTTTTAATGGAGGGATTTATTGATGACGTTGAGAAAGGAACACTTACTGAAAGAGGTAATGAACTTGTAGCTAAAGCTTCTGTAGCATTTGGAAATATGAGGGCTCTAGCAGATAGGGTAGCTGTCCTTAACGATGATGATAACGTAACATCATATATTAACATGTTTCCTAAAGGTAAGTTACCTAGTGGTAAACCTGCTAGACTACCTAAGAATGATATAAAGAAATGTTTCGATTGGTTCTTTAAGAACTATGACTATAGCTGGGAAACAATCCTAAGTGCTACAGCATACTATTTAGATACTTATGAGAAAACAAACTTTCTTTATATGAAAAACTCCCAATACTTTATCCGTAAACAAAATATAGATAAGACTTGGGAATCAGAGCTTGCAGGTTACTGTGAGATCATTCTTAACGGCGGTCACAATGAAGATGATAATCACATAACGGAGAGAGTAGTATGACGAACGGAAGAAAACTAGCTTATCTAGAAATGTTTTTAGTATCAATAGCTTTATCACTTATTTGTTGGCTAGTTATTGATACTTTTATTGTTGATATCTCATATATATGTTCATTAATTCTTGAATTTTTATTTGTGGGATCATATAAATTGTATAATTTTATAATCCGAAAAGTCCTCGGACCTAGTAGGACTTAATTACCGTATACATGTCAGAAATCGCAAAGCCCTGGAAGGGGCAAAAGGATGGTTTTGTCCAAGCTCTTCAGTATATGAAGGGTAGAAAAGATGGAGTTATTAAAAGTATTAAAACTCCTTGGGCAAAGTTTAATGATGCGGGAACTGACGGTATTGAATGGAACACCCTAACTGTTATTGCAGGTAGGTCCGGTGCCGGTAAGACTCTAGTTAAGGATAATATAATTAACCAAGCTTTTGTCCTGAATAAGGGAGAAAGTTTTAGAGTTTTAGAATTTCAGTTTGAAATGATGGCACGTGTTACCGCGCTAAGAGAATTCTCTAGCGTCGTCGGTAAATCGTATAAATATTTGTGTAGTGCTGGTAGCCCTTTAGCAGACACAGATTTACAAGCATGCTATGACTATGCTAAAGAAAGAGTAAGATATCCAATCGATGTTGTTGAAAAACCAAGAACGGTATCTGAAATCAAGACTATTATTGAAATGTATATGGAGGAACACGCTTCTGTTATAGAAGATGTTAAGACTTATACTAATACAATAGTTACTCTTGACCACTCTTATCTTGTTAAACAAGCTACGTATGAGAAAGATAAACATGAGATGCTCTATAACTTAGGTGAGATGCTAACCGAAGTTAAAAGAAAGTATCCTATATCTTTTATCATTCTTAGTCAGCTTAATAGAAACATCGATAGCCCCGAAAGAAATGAGGATGGTAGAGCTGGAAACTACATTCTTACTTCTGATCTAATGGGAGCAGATGCTTTATTACAGCATGCCGATATACTTGTAGGCATAAACAGACCGGGATATTTTAAGATTCGCTATTACGGTCCTGACAGGTATATCATTGATAATGAAAACATTATGGTTATGCACTTCCTGAAATGTAGGAACGGGGATACCAGAATGAGTTTCTTTAAATGCGAATTTGAGAAGATGAGCCTATTAGAAATACCGGCTCCTCCAAGACAAGAGAAACGATTAAATACAAGATGATGGCTATTAAAACAGAAAAACTAGATAGACGGGCTCGTACTAAAGAGCTCCGAGAATATCACGAAGAAACTTTTGAAAAATTAGGTATCGCTGATGCTGTATACGTTCCCACTCTTGCTTATAAACCTATTGGAAAAGACGGTAAACATATTGCCTTGTTTCCTAGTCAGCTTAAACTTAAGCAAGACTTATATCTAGAATTTGTAAGTAAGGAAATGGAATGTGAAGATCCTCACCGTACTCTATACAAGTGGAAGTTTAATCCTTATTACGTAGAAGAATATGAATGTATTCAAAGTGAAGATAACATTAGCGAGAGATATCTTGTTCCTGTATCTGAACTTACTCGTGTTGAGGTAACGGTTGAAGAAGTTCAAACTAAGCTAAGCTTTGATGGATTTGATGAGATTATGGACGTAGATCAAGATGCTCCGTTTGATCAGCTTACTGTTAGAGATTTAGCTGCTATACTATGGCGCATACCGGTTAGCAAAAAGAAATGGTTAAATGATTTAATAAAGTAAAATGGAAATCAAATTACCTACAGGAAAGGTTCCGGCTGCACATAAGAGCCCGAAGAACCTGATTATTTTCAGTAAGCCTAAAGCTGGTAAGACCACATTGCTTTCCCAATTAGATAATTGCTTAATTCTAGACTTAGAAAACGGTAGCGATTATGTGGATGCAATGAAGGTTAAAGCTACAAGTTTGGCTGAAATAAAGCAAATAGGAGCAGCAATTAAAGATGCGGGTAATCCGTATCAGTATGTAGCTGTAGATACCATCACTGCATTAGAAGAGATGTGTATACCTTATGCTGAAGAACTTTATGCTCGTTCTCCGATGGGCAAGAACTGGCTTACCGAAGGTAAGTCTAAACACGGTAGTCTTCTTAACCTACCAAACGGTGCCGGTTATCCCTGGCTAAGGGAAGCCTTTGTAAAAGTTATTGATTATATTAAGACTTGGGCACCAAGAACTATCCTTGTAGGTCACGTTAAGGATACTCTTTTAGAAAAGAATGGTTCTAACTTTACATCTTTAGACCTTGCTCTAACAGGTAAGTTAAAACTTATAGCCACATCAAACTCAGATGCGATAGGTTATCTTTTCAGAAAAGGTAATAAAAACATTTTAAGTTTTAAAACTACGGATGAGATAGCATGTGGTGCTAGACCTGAGCATTTACGAAACAAAGAGATAGAAGTATCTGAGTTAGTAGATGATACCGTAGTAGTAAACTGGGACAAAATATTCATAGATTAAATTTAAAAAAATGATTAGCACAAAAAACATCGACACGGGTAGTAATAGTTCTATCCCAAAAACATTATCGCCTGGTGTACAGGTTGTAAAGATTAACAGTATTTCTTTATCTGAAGTTCCTTACAAGAAGGGGGCATTCAATCTATTACTGAACGTAGAAGGTCCAGACATGGGAGAAGAATTTGAAGGTTTCTTTATTGATAAGGATGATCCAACTAAGGGTCGTTACAAAGGTCAGGTAGGTAGAATCAGATTTAGCGAGTATCCTTATTCGGATGGCGAAACTAAGTCAGGTATTATTATCCGTAGAGATGTAGAGATTGTTAAAGCTATTAACAATTTGTTTAAGGCTTTACATATCGGCGAATGGGTTAACGAGCAGGATAATAAGCACGCTACAATTGAGGACTTTGTTAATCAACTTGAGATTGATAAGCCTTATAGCGGTAAGTATCTAAGAATGTGTATAGCGGGTAGAGAATATACTAACAAAGATAACTATACTAATTTTGATTTATATTTACCGAAGTGGTCAAAAGAAGGACTAGCTTATGAGAACGCTAATGTTGAAGAGCAAGCTAGTAAAGTTGTTAAATTTAACCCTGATGTTCACATTAAGAAAAGTAAGAACGAGACCGTTCAATCTTTTGGTGATGGTACTCCTACTACTAGTAATGTAGCAGGAGATTTTGATTTATAAAATTAAAGGGGGAGACATAATGTTTCCCCCACTTAATTTTGTTATTATGATTAGTACAAGATTTCTTATATCAGATATATCAGAGGTCCCATCAGTATGGGCTTTTGAATTTTATTGTAAACTAGATGAGAAACTAACTGGTCAAACCGTAAAGATTAAATCTTTGTTTAATCCTGCAGAGAGGACTCCTAGTTTTGTAATCTATTGTAAAGATGGTAAATACCTATTCAATGATTTCTCTACTGGTAAAGGTGGTAACTTTCTAAGACTTGTATCAGAGTTAAATAATATAGAATACTTCGAGGCTATTCAAAAAGTAATTCAGGACTATAATGAATTCTTATTAAAGAATGGCGGGGAGTATTCTCTTAATTCCTTTAAGAAACAGGCTAGCTATAAAGTAACATCCTACCAAAAAAGAGATTGGACAAATCTAGATGCTGCTTTCTGGACAAAGTATAGTATAGATTCTAATACTCTTGCTAAGTATAATGTTATTCCTATCGCTAGTTATGATATGGAAAAGGTTAATGAAAATACTATAGATACATTAACAATTAGAGGTAATTATATTTACGGCTATCTGAGAGATGACGGATCAGTTTATAAAATATATCAGCCTAAAGTAAGGGAACATAAGTTTCTTAAAGTGAAGAACTATATACAAGGTACTGATCAGCTAAAGTTTGACCAACCTAATCTTGTAATCTGTAGCTCTCTTAAGGATGCTATGTGTCTTACTAAGTTTGGATATAACATAGAAGTTGTCGCTCCAGATAGTGAGAACACGATTATCCGTAGAGAAGTTATGGACATCTATAAGATAAAGTATAAAGCAATATGTACTCTATTTGATAATGATGAGGCAGGTATCAAGGCTATGAAGAAATATAAAGATGCCTATAATATTCCTGCTATACATCTTACCCTAGAAAAAGATTTATCCGACTCTGTAAAAGAACACGGAATAGAAACAGTAAGAAAGTTCTTACACCCTTTATTAAAAGAAGCATTAAAGAAATAAAATTATGGGAATTTCATATGAAATGAAAGTAGAAGAAACTTGTCGCCCTTTAACTAGACATGAACGTCTTCGTGAGATAGTTGAAAAGTATTGTCTACCTGACCAAGCTGATAAGGTAATCCTTACAGTGTTAGCTGATGTTCAGGGTTATGATGAAGGAGATACACATCGTAATGTTAATGTTACAATTAAAGAACTTGCAGAAAGTAACTTAGGTATATAAGTATGAGCTGGATCTACCAATTAAAAGAATTCACCGAGGACATGATTCCTGATGGTGCTGTAGGATTTGTATACCAAATGGATGTTATCATAGATGGTGAGCGCAAGTCCTACATTGGCAAGAAGAACTTCTTTGCGGATGTTAAGACAAAGCTTTCTAAGAAGGCATTGTCTACTGACAAACGCAAGAAGACTTACAAGCGTGTAAGAAAAACTGTATATCAAAATTACTATAGTAGTAATGAAACACTTAAGGCAGCTCATAAAGCCGGAGTACCTATTAGGAGAACTATCCTAAAGATATGCTACTCTAAGACAGAGCTTTCTTATCAAGAAGTAAAGTACCAATTTATGTGTGAAGTACTAGAGAAAGACTTCTGGTTAAACGCAAATATTCTGGGAAGATTCTATAAACAAAAGTAATTATGGCAAGTACTAAAGTAGCAGCGCTAATGTCTCGTCTAAGAGACTTAGATATTCAGCGTGTAGAAATAAGATACGATGGCTCTGGAGATTCTGGATCCATAGATGATGTAGATTTTTATAAAGAGAAATGGGAAAGTGTAGATGATGTAGCCGAAGATCTACGCGGACTATGTGAAGATTTAGGTTATCATATATTAAACCAACATTATCAGTGGGATTGGTATAATAATGATGGTGGATACGGTACAGTTATTATAACACCTGATACAGACAAGATTACTATTGATGGTTATGTTAGGGAGGTTACTGAGGCAGCTGCATTAGTATCTTTAGAGAACATAGAATTCTAATGGCCCATCCATATGACCATGCCCGCAGCTCCGTTAAGAAATGGGGCGGGGAGATTGGAGATTACTTACCTATTCATGAATGGTTTGATGAAACTAAGGGGTGGCTAGGAGATAGTCGCCACAGGTTATTCAGACATCATAGTGAAGGCATCTTCCAATGTGAAGAAATATTTGGCATCTATATTACTAACTCAGCCGGTAAAAAGGTTATGGTAAGATATATAGGTGAACAACATGTAAAAGAAGATTGCAATGGTTATATACCAAGTGCAAAAGAATGGATTACTAATCTAGACAAGCCACCTATGTGGATGTTAAAAACCCAAAAGATAAATGACTAAACAAACAAACATGTTTATTGTAAAAGAGGTTGTACTACCTGGTGAAAATGACGACAACCTTACAATCTATGGTGAATATACTCTACCTGATGTAAACATCTTTAGAGAAGGTGATGTAATTACTTATAGTGAGATTGATGGATTACCTTTTTATATTAATGGTATACCATTTCATATAAGTGATCCCTATGAGGCTAAAGATGGTATAGAGATATACAATAGTAAAGAAGCTAGGGAGAATATTAAACCTGGTACAATGCTATTTGTAAAAAGTTCTGAGCCTGCTATTGCAGATACCATTATTAAAACAGATGATTATATTAATCATTGGACTATGGCAGATAACTATGCTATGCGAGTACATGATTATAATCTTTATGGTACCCGTGCAGATTTTAGAAAATATAATTATGCAAGAAAGGGATACCTAGCAGGTTTTGCGGCAGCAAAATATGTGTTTGATAAAGAGCTTGAAAAATTAAAAAACCTTACAAAATAATGACTGAAGTACATAAACTTACAGAGCAGAATTATTTTAACTTAATGGATATGATTAACTCTACAGATACAGAGAATCATACCGTTGCAAAAGCTTTGATATCTAACCTAGATGTTAAAGAGAATCTTGTATACCTTATCCTATTATACAAAGAGTTACCTTCTTCTAGTAAGCGTAAAGAATTCTTTGATGAAAAAGTAATGGCAGATCTTAAGTTATACTTTGAAGTAGACTTAGGTTATGCTCATGTAGATTGGGATAACATAATAAACTATTTCTCTGCACCTAATCAAGACCCGTTACATTTAGGATTCTGCCTTAGTAGATTCTCTCATGATGTAACTAACAGATTGCATGATGCGGGGTTTACGTTTATTAAGAACTATAAAATTAATCTAGTGCCTAAACATGGATAAACATGAAAGCCTAGCCAAGACCGGTAAAGAACTAATGTTAAAGGAGCCCTTCTACGGGCTCTTTCTCATTGGTCTAAACAAGGTATGGCAGAACAGAGTTCCTACCGCAGGTGTGAGTAAGAACAATATTAATTATCAGCTTACCATAAATGAAGATTTCTGGAATAGCTTAAGCTCTGATCATAGACTAGGTCTACTGAAGCATGAGCTTTTGCATATAGCGTTCTTCCATTTAACTATGCATGATAACTTTGCAGATAAGCGTCTAGCTAACATAGCTATGGACTTGGAGATCAACCAGTATATTGATCCACAGTATCTTCCTGAAGGAGGTTGTACTATAGATAGCGATGCATTTAAACAATATAACTTACCTGCTAAGGCTGGTTGTAGAGAGTATTATGATATCCTATCTAAAGAGAAAGAGAAACAGGAGCAAGAAGGTGGTGGATCTAAAAGTAAACTTCAAAAGATTCTAGAAGCTATGGCTAAAGGAGATAGTCACGATGAAGATGGTGATCCGGTTCCTGACCATAACACATGGCAAGACTTTGAAGATATGCCTGAAGCTGAGAAGAAGCTTATGGAAAAGCAATTGGAGCATATGCTTAAGGAAGTAGCACAACAAGTTAAAGGTCGTGGTACTGTACCTGGAGAGATGCAAGGATTGCTTGATAAGATTAATAGTAAGGAACCACCAAAGTTTGACTGGCGTGGTTATCTTAGAAGATTTGCTGGGGGTTCCCAGAAAGTGTATACCAAAAAGCTTAGAAGAAAATATAATAAGCGTTTTGAAGAGATGGCGGGTTTAAA